TATAATTCTGTAACTGCTGATGGAGAAGCAATATATCCACCAAAAGCTAAGGCAGCTGTTTGAGTACCAGCTCCTGCTAAAAATGATCTAGCTGTATTTAAAGCATTAGCCGTAGACCAAGCACCGATCGCGGCACCTGCACCTGTCCATTCTTCGGTTGCACCTGTAATTGCAGGTGAACCAGGTGTATTACCACCAGACGCTAAAGCTGTTGTACTACCAACTCCTTTAGAAGAAGCCATAGCATTTCTTGCAGTGCTTAAATCTCCATCTTCAGTCCAACTAGAACCATTCCAAGTTTCTGTTTTTCCAGTATCTGGTGGTATGCTTCCACCAAAAGCAAGACCTACTGTGTTATCAGTTCCTGAACCTCCTGGAGTTTTTCTTGCTTGATTTAAATCACTTACTTCAGTCCAGTTTGTTCCATTATAAGATTCTGTAACTGCTGTAGCTCCAGGTAAATTTCCTCCATAAGCTAATGCAGATGTTACAATTCCATGTCCTGCTAACTCATTTCTTCCTGTATTCAAGTCATTAACTTCAGTCCAAGATGATCCATTCCAAGTTTCTGTTTGTTGTTTTGGAGAAGCACCACCACCGAATGCTATGGCAGAAGTATTATCAGCACCTGATCCAGCTAAACTATCTCTAGCCGTATTTAAATCTGCAACTTCAGTCCAATTAGTTCCATTCCAACTTTCTGTTATTGCTGTAGAAGGTTGTCCACCAAATGCTAGTGCAGATGTTTGTGTACCTGCACCTGCTAAAAGTGTTCTTGCAGTATTTAAGTCATTAACTTCCGTCCAACTTCCATTATAAGATTCTGTTTGTGCATATACAGGTGGATCACCTTCTCCACCAAAAGCCAGTCCAGCTGCTTTTGTACCTGCACCTGCTGCTCCCCTTCTTGCCGTATTTAAAGTTCCACCAGTTGCCCATGCACCAGATGTTGTCACATTTGGATATAGATATTTGAAATCTTTGTTGGTGCTATCGTACCATAGCTCACCTTCCACGGCTCCTGGGTAGTTCCCAGCGTAGTTGACAACCGCTGTCCCAACTTTCTCCTTATATGTAGCCATGATTATTTATTCTTTAACAACCAACCTTGAGTTCCATCTGTATAAACTAAAGTATTAGCTGCCCTTTCTACTGAAACTGTTAAATCTGCTGTTGAACCATTTATTTTTTCTGAACCATTTGCTGCGATTGTAAATGTGTTAGAATCAAATGTGCCTGCGTAATCTATAAATACTATTTCATCACCTAATGTACCTGCAGGTAAATTCATAGTTACAACACCACTTGTAGTGTTTACAAAATAACCTTCACCAGCTACTGCTGTGAAAGTAGAAGTTTTTACTGCTTGCCATGATGTACCACCTGATACTTCAGCAAAAGATAATTGACCAACTGCTGTTGTACCTGAACCTGTAATACTAGCTACTTTTAAAAATCTATCTGCTGTAACATTTCCAGTGGGAAATTTTAGTGTATAGCTTTGAGATGAGCTGTGTGGAGGTGACTGTAATTTAATTCCGTGACTGTTAGATTCACAGTTAAGAACGAGAGTACCTGGGTTTGTATTACCTCCTACAACAACCGTACCTGTTCCGTTAGGTGTTGCAGTAATATTACCGTTGGCTGCATCTGTAATTGTAATGTTACCAGAGTTTGTACCACCATTTGTATCTAAAATTAAATCGTGTGCACCACTTGAGGTTAGTGTTGCGTTTGCTGCCCCTGTACCAATTTGTATTTCACCAGTTCCTTTTGGTCTTAATTCTAAATTAATATTTGAATCATCTCCAACTGCACCAATCTCTGGTCCTGATCCTGTTGCAGCATTTGTTATATCAATGTGGTTTACCGCAGATCCAGTTGTTTCAAATATTAATTGTTCGTTTCCACTTTCATCTCTGATACCGTGAGCATCATCGAAGTCTATCATGAAAGAGTTAGTATCTAAGTTACCACCTAATTGTGGTGTAGTATCATCAACTAAATCACTAGCTAAAGATATTGTAGAAATGTTTGGATTGGTACCATCATCTGCTTTTGCGTATGCAATTACAGTTTTACCATTTGTAACTGTAGCAGAAGTTCCTGTTCCTGTTGCATATTTAAATACAACATTTTGAGATCCTGATGTTGCATTTTTTAAAAAATAAAAGTTTTGTACATCTAAAGGTATTGTAACATTTCTAGATGCTGTAAGTGATCCTGTAAACTCTATAACTCTGTGTGCAAGAGTTGCACCAGTTGAACCATCGGATACTGAAAGAGTTGTGTCTCCTGAATCAGCGACAGCTTGAGCTGTATAACCGCCAGATATTTGTTCTACGATTTCTAAGTTTGTATTTGTTTTTGTACCCCAAGTTCCTGCGTTTTCACCAGTTGCTTGTTTTTCTATACCCAGAGGGGTGTATGTTGATGCCATAAAAAATTCTCCTACGCTGCTACATCGTTATAACTGGTATTTGATCCAGTTGCAACATCCGAATATGAAGAATTCGAACCCGTTGAAATATTACTATACGATGTATTAGAACCAGTGTCAACATCGCCATAAGCAAATATGTCTACAGTTCCTATACTAAACGCTGCAGATTGTCCAGTTAATCCTACTGTAATATCTGTTAATGAAATTGTTCCTAAACTAGCACTAAATGATATTCCTGTTAATCCTAAACCTTCTTCTACAGTTAAAGACCCCACACTAGATGTCATACTAATTCCAGTTGGATTAGCAACAGCACCACCTAATCCAACTATAGAACCAAGAGTGGTTTCCATAGATAAACCAGAAATAATAACTGTATCGTTCGGTACAGTTATTGAACCTAAAGTAAACGTTGCTGCAATACCTGTTAAGTCTGCTTCTTGTGAAGAAGATCCGATTGCAGTTCCTTGTGTTAAAGTTATTTCTTGACCAGAAATAATTACTGTATCGTTTGGAGCAAATGCAGTTCCTTGAGATAATGTAAGATCAAGACCTGTCATTCCGACAGTCATGTCAGCTACAACTGGTGTGCCTAACACTGCGGTAACTTCTTGACCTGTTAGGCCCATAGTTACATCGTTCACGGTTAATGAACCAACTGAGAATGTTGCTGATAAAGTTGTATCAAGAACCACAGGAACAAAAGCTTCACCCTGTGATAGTGTTATTTCAAAGCTTGTAGGTGTTATAACTTGATCAGGAACATCAACTGAACCAAGGCTAGTTGTAATTTGTATACCTGTTAAAGAAATTGTTTGATCTGAAAGATCTCCCCAGCCACCGTCACCACTCCACGCTTGAGCACCCCAACCTGTTTTTAAAGTTGTATCTTCATTCCATTCAGCTTGGCCCCAGGTGAACCGTCCCCATCCTGAGTTTACCGACATGGTCGGCCTCCTATGCTAATCTGATTATTGCTGCTGTAGCGTCGTTTGCAGGAAACTCAATTTTAAAAGTTCCATTACTTGCTGTTTTGTCACCACCGAAAGCAATAATTGCTACAGAGTCAGTTGTGCTTGTTCCTGTTCCTGTAGTTGTATTGTAAATCATTGCACCGTTTGCAGTGAAAGAAGCTGACGAATATGTAACATCACTAAAATCTGTAAATGCTGTTGTTCCTGTTAAACCAACTCCTGATCTTGTAAGAGTTGCACCTCCAGCTGTGTAAGCTGTTCCTGATGTGTTTGTAACTTCATTAGAAGTTGAATAATCTGTTGTTGCTGCACCCAAAGAAGCTGAACTTGTAAATAATGCTAATTTAAAAGTATCACCGCCAGATGATGCAAAATTGTGCTTACCTTGTAAAAGTTCTTGTTTAAAACTTGAACATATTGCCGATGTTATTGCCATAATTTATTCTCCTACGGGTTTGCCGAGTTTATTGGTATTCTAACTGCGCCGTCTGTGTAGTCGTCTCTTCGTCTTCTACCTACTTGCTCGTTAGCAAACTTCTGTACCTCTTGTTTATATTTATTTTCGTAAAGTGTCAACATATCTATTGGACCTTTTAAAAATCCATATGTTTCTGATAAACAACAATATAATAGACCATTTGGAAAATTCATACTAATATAATTAGTCTGATTGCTAGACTCTAAAGTGTCTGGCATTTTATTGTAATGAACTCTAAATCTATATGTTGTATTTGGTGTTGGTGATAAAAATATTCTACCTGATGTAGTGTCTGAGGCTCCAGTTGCACCACCAAATGAAGCATAATATTTAGGTTGACCTTGGGCTGCTGACGTTCCCGTTATATCTTGATACTCTTGAAGATAGGTCATATCTTTTTTCTCTAGCCATCTGTTAGCTCCTGTAATAGCAGATCCCGCGGTATCATAGACTTGTATACCTCTAATAAATAAACACCCTGCAGGTGCATTTATAGATTCTTGTCCTGCCGCAAAATTACCTAATTGTTGTTTTCTATCTGCATCAATAGGTACATCTCTCATAATTCTATATTGAGAATTAAGAATTATATTTTCTAAAATAT